AAACAGAAATCAAAAAAGCATACCGTACGTTATCTTTAAAATATCATCCTGACCGTAATCCCGACGAAGAAGCCACCCGTAAATTTCAAGAAATCAATGAAGCCTATGAAACATTAGGTGATACCTCGAAACGACAGCAATATGATATGCAAAGTAGTTTTGGTAATGGTATGCAATTTCGTCATATGAATAGTATGGATGAATTTTCGGAATTTAATGAAATAAATAATTTATTTAGTTCTTTATTTGGTGGTATGCACGGAATGCACGGAATGCATAGTTTTAACGGTATGCCGAATATTCGGGTTTTTCATAGTGGCGGTCCTGGTAATTTCCACGCCGAATTTTCCACGAGTTTCCATTCTCCTCCACCACTCATCTCAAAAGATATCGAAATCTCGTTAGAACAATCTTACCACGGGTGTTCAATTCCAATTACGATTGATCGTTGGATTATTATGAATAATAATAAAGTAATGGAAAAAGAAAATGTTACCGTTACCATACCACCAGGTATGGATGAATCTGATGCATTATTATTAAAAGGTAAAGGTAATGTTATTAATGATGATTCAAAGGGCGATGTCAAAATAAATATAAAAATCATAAATAATACCATATTTAAACGACAAGGATTAGATTTGATATTAAATCGCACTATATCATTAAAAGAAGCATTATGTGGATTCAAAATAGATATTCATCATATCAATGGCAAAGTATTTTCTTTGAATAATTCTATCAATCCAACTGTAATTAAACCAGGATTTAAAAAGGTAATTCCAAATTTAGGTATCAACAAGGAAAACGCTACGGGTAATTTAATATTAGAACTAGATATCGAATTTCCTGATAAATTAAATGAAGAGCAAATCTTATCTTTATCTGAAGTATTATAATATTATCTCAGCACCTGAATATTCTAACCAATCATCCAAAGTAAAACATACGAATTGCTCTGGCAATATCCAATTTTTGAAATTTAATTGGTGATGTAAAATTCGAGGGGTTTCTCTAATTTCTTTATCCCAGTCTTTCTTTACTATGAATTCCATTAGCATTATATTTATAAACTCCATTATGGTATGAATACCATCTTCATTTGAACCTATTCCTCTGTAATAAATTTTCATACCGATAATATAATAATCTATTATTATATTATTTTTCTATACTTTTTAACCAGATGAATTATCACGCTTTGCGTTCCAATTCAAATCTTCATCGGTTTAAGCAGATATTCTTTTGGTTGGGATTTCAACATCAGCGATATAAATCGAATTTTCGGTGATAATGATATATTCCTTACCTACCTTGAATATTTTACTGATTGGACTCGTATATTCTTCTTCGGAACGAACAAGTAGTTTTTCTTGGTTATCCTTTACTCCAATTAACACTGTTTTATCTAATGAACTTGTCCAATAATCCATCATTATTGGTTTATCCTCAACAATTGCTAATTTGATAGCGTGTTGAAGTGTGTTGGTCTCTGGTAATCGGTATCCATTCGGTGTGGTTGCTATGACGGCATTTTCTGATTTGCTCATTTCTATTGAAATTAATTATATTTAATAATTGGGTTTTTACTTTAAATCTATTTTTTAAATAATAATTTATTTTTTAATAAAGAAAAAATAATTTTTGCCTAAATAATAATCCAAATAAACTTTATAACGCATTCAATACAAATATTTTGTGTATATAATATAACAAAAAAGTCAGTGAATGTCGAATTCAAAATATTTTCGCACAAAAGTTCTTACAAGATATGCTTCAACTGTCAAAGAATACTTCAATTTAATGAATCAGTCCGATATAATAAAAAATTTAACAAATCCAAATAATAGCTTGTATATCGGTATGAATTCCATTCACAGAGTTTTTGAATATGTTTTAATAAAAACCAATAATATTGATAATGCCTATTTTTATTCACAAAAATCCTATTATTATTACTTAGAATATTTAGAACAAATTAATAAAGCCGAACTTGTAAATAGTTTAAATCATATGGATGCTATCTTATTCATTTATAAAAAAACCATTTTCGATTTTTATAATGGAGAACAAAACGATAATAATATTATGAATATGATGTCGTTAAATGATGATGATATGCAAAATCACGAAATGAACTTGAGAGAAATGTTTAATAATATTTCTAATTTTACAAAAACCCTTTTCTTCTGGGATAATATTTATATTTCTTTTGAAAACCGTATTAAAATATGCGATGATTATCTAAGTCGTTATTTATTAAAAGTCGAATCCATTGAACTAGTCACCTCTTATTTAGATATCATACAACAAAAAATCGATATAAAGTTCTCGAAATACGATGATTTATTAAACGAAATGTTAATGAAAGTTGAAAAAACACGTAAATTTGACACCTTAGACGAGTCTGAAAAAAACGAACGTTTTTTAATCAAATTCTATGTAGAAGACCATATTTTTCAAGAAAAATTTACCAAAGATAATACTAAAGACTTGGTAAAATGGTTATTTGTATAAAAATTGATCTACTTCTTTATCCATATTATTATTAGTATTAAATCGTTTTTTGAATATCTTACAATACTATATACAACAATGGAATATCAAACCTCAGTAAATGCTCTCTATTTATACGAACAAATTTCTGCTAATAATTATTACAAATTTATCAATTGTGCTCTTATTAAGTGCAAAGATGATAATGATAATTTAAAAAATGATTTTAATACATTTTGTAAAAAATACAATATTGATAATGCTGATGATGTATATTCCTTATTAACTACTATTAAAGAAAACGATAAACATTATAACGCTTTTAGCATAACTGATTCAGAAATAATTGGTAATTTATTATTCTTTATTGTTTATTATATGAAACAAAATCCGAAACTATTTAAATATATGAACCAAATGTTGTTTTTAATGAAAGCTACTTGTAGTATGAAAGCTGAGAGTGAGTTGCAAGATAACTATAATAGAGATATGGATGTTGAAAAATTACTCAACATTTATGAACGCATCGATACTATGATTCAAATGAACAAAAATATCGAAACTATTTGTAAAAATCTTGATGAAAACGTAATTTATAAATCCAATTCTAAAATTACTCACGGTATTGATTGTGATTATTTACACTTTACACTAATTAGAGCAACGCGTATTTTAAATGCCCACCTATAATATATTTTTATAAATAAATTAATAATATATTTATATTATTTATGTAAATGGAAAACACTATAAATGAAGTTATAAAAGAAAATAGTAATCATTTTATTAGTGATTACTATTTTTACATATTACACTGTTGAATATCTTACACCGCATTTGGTACACTGTTTTCGTCATAATAATGTTGTGTCATATGAATCGTTTTTTTACGTAATTTCGTTTTTTTAACTTTGGTCGATAAGTCTTCATTTACTACATTTATATGCGGATATTCCACAGTCAATATATTTCGTATAAATTCAAATATAAATTTCAATATTCGCTCACTGCAGTTACCCACTATCAAACAACTACCTGTTCGAAATATCATAAAAGAAACTTCCGTATATTTCTTGTTATCATCCAACTCCGACATTTTCATTGCACGGTCTTCGGGTAATATCTGACCATTTTGTAATTCGGTATCAAAACCGATTTCATTATTGAAATAATACTTACATTTTACACCTGGATAACTACAAGGGTCATATGCACATTCTATCTTGTATTTATCACTTCTTAATATCGACTGTAATTTTTCACGATTAATATAATACCCACAATTAAAATTCGAATTTATCAATACGTTGTCTTCCGTATTATTTTCGATGAAATCCAATTCGGTCGTTAAATATGGTTGGATAATATCAATAATCATCCCCTTCACGATATCCAATAGTTTCTGATTCAAAATTCCTGGTATTTCTAATTTTCCAGTATTAAATACTTTTATATGAATTTCACGAAAGACTGATTCATATGAAAATCGGACAATCATCGCAAAGCAATTATAGAAAGCGTTCTTCACTTTACCTCTACAATTCATTATATCTTTTTTTGACATACCTATCGTGATTTTTCGTTCATCCTTGAACTTATTTCGACGAGCATTTTCATTATTTATCTGTTTGATTATATTTTCAGTATAATATTTGATTCCTACCAATCTTTTGCAATAATCATCATATTCTTCTTTTGTTTTCGATACGATCTTCATTTGTTTTTTTACGACACCTTTTTCTGGTTTCCAATACTCTATAATCGGTATATTCCAAAATATATTTTGTATATCTATCGCTTGATTCAAAAATAATACCTTGGTTTTCGTGGATATATATAAATCTTCACATACTGGTGTATCTGTTTCTTTCTTTTTTATATAGTCATTGTCTTTTTCATTTATATCTTTTTCTGTTTTTATAAATGTAGTTGTTACCCCATTATGTTGGTTCATTATAAAATTATTCCATTCATCTTCTATTGATGACATCATCATATTGTATTCTATAAAAATAATATAAACTCTTTAAATCAATTTTTTATTTTATTTATTGGATTATAACTTCGCTTTCATATGAACACAAAAATATAATAAACTATGTTCTAATTTCGATTCGATACAATGCATTATCGTATCCATTATATTTAAAACTTCTTTGCTTATACATTCCTTCTTGTTACGAATAATATAATTAAAAAATTTCTTCAATATATTCGGTTTATCAGTATTATATTGTATACTTATTTGGTGTATATATTCGATGATTTCTATCGTATTCTCCTTTTTTTCTTTCAGTAATTCGTAAATTTTTTCCCAGACTTCACTCGATATTATATTCGCTTCCCAATTCGTGACATTTTGATTCAATTGTATAAAATTTATCATACTTCTTATATCCGAATTATAATTACCTAGTATCGTTTCTATCACTGCCTCTGATAAATCCAAATTTTCCGCAATAGTTATATTTTTTATAAAATTATATATTTCTTGTCTCGGTAATTGATTAAATCTTATACAAATAAATTCATTCTTTAATGATTCGTCTATTTTACTTATATAATTACATATCAAACAAAATCTCACATTATAACACGATGATTGTAATAAATATTTCAATGCTTGTTGTGCATTCTTGGTCATATAATCGACTTCATCCAAGATAACGAATTTTAACCCTTGTTCGAAAAAATTCTTCGATTTGACAAATTGATAGATTTGATTACGAATGATATCGATTCCTCTTTCGTCTGATGCGTTTAAATGAATAACAGAACCATTATTTCGCTGTTTATATTTCGTTTGGTACTCATTGATTAAATTGATAATAGTCGTAGTTTTCCCTGTTCCTGGAGGCCCGTAAAATAATAAATTGGGAAAATATTGTAATTCTAGTATGTTTTTAAAGACGGTTTTATTGATGGGTGATAATACGATATCATCAAACTGAGTGGGTCTATATTTTTCAACCCACGGGATTCCACTTTTGTTATGAATCGTATTCGGGGTATTTTTTATAGATAACATTTTTGGATATAAACTTATTAGAAAATTGACAGTTATATATTTATATCATTTATTCGAAAATAAAAAATGTCTTCCTTTGACGAAACAATTATCAAAACTATGAATTCTTCCAATGAGGGGTACTTAGAAATTATATTAGGACCTATGTTCTCTGGTAAGACTACCCAACTTATACAAATGTATAATAATTATTCATATATCGGCAAAAACGTCGTCGTTATTAACTATGCAGAAGACAAACGATACCACGATTCAATGTTATCCACTCACGACCGTAAAATGATACCGTGCATATTAACTATGGATATTTCTGATATGTGGACGAATCCTTTACACGAATATTATACCAGTATAAATGAAGCCGATGTCATTTTAATCAATGAAGGGCAATTTTTCAAATACCTTAAAGAAGTGGTTTTAGAAATGGTCGATAAATATCAGAAAATCGTTTATATTTGTGGATTAGATGGCGATTTTAAGCGTAATAAATTCGGGGATTTATTGGATTTAATTCCTTATTGTGATAAAGTAAATAAATTGAATTCTTTATGTTCTCAATGTAAAAACGGTAAAAAAGGTATCTTTTCGTGTCGTATTACGTGTGAAACATCACAAGTGGTGATTGGGTCAGATAATTATAAACCTTTATGTAGATCGTGTTATTTGGAAAATGGAAAATAAATATTGCCTATAGAAAACACTTTTACAAGAAAAGCATTTTTTAAAACAATATAAAAAAGAAAACGATTAAAATACAATAATCGAATATGATGAATCAATTAGTCGAAAGCGTTACTGTACCACAAAAGAAAAGAGGCCGTAAAAAGAAGGAAGCGACACCCAGTGCATCTGCCGAATCCGTCAATATTACTATTTCAATTGAAGAAAAAGATGATTCCGCTGAACCTGCTGTCAAAAAACGTGGTAGAAAACCTAAAGGCGGAAAATTAGTATTAAAACAAAACGAAAAACTTACTACCTCTACTCCAGTTGCCAATATTATTTTACATTTGAAATGCTCAATGCAAGATTTAAATGAACATAATCAAATTATCAATCAAATGGTCACCGACCCACTAGTATATAATCCGTCGATTCCACCTAGTATTTTAACTTATAATAATGATTCGAACGCCTTTTCATTATATGAAAATAATAATGATATTCTTAAGAATAATGATGTGAAAGATGTTGCTTATATAGAGTTTGATAATAAAACCGTAAGCACAAATACGAATGCGAATAATATATGTAAAGTATGCTCTTTAAATATTACTGATGAATTATTGGCATCACACGAGGAAGATGCAGATATCAATATTAAAGATGTGAATACGAAATTGAAAAAGTTGAAGATACAATTATATAAGAATATGAATCAAGATAAAAAGTCAGCGTGTTTTTGGTGTACTTATGATTTTGATAGCCCCCCTTGCTATATTCCGAAATATGAAATGGATATGCAAATTTTTGGTTATGGTTCATTTTGCCGACCCGAGTGTGCAGTAGCTTTTTTAATGAAAGAGAATATAGATGATTCCACCAAGTTTGAAAGATATCATTTATTGAACCAGATTTATAGTAAGGTATATGATTATAAGAAAAATATTAAACCAGCACCCAATCCTTATTTTTTATTGGATAAATTCTATGGAAATTTAAGCATACAAGAATATCGTAAATTATTGAAAACGGAACATATGTTATTGGTCATTGATAAACCATTGACACGTATTTTACCTGAATTACATGAAGATAATGATGATTTTATTTCGAATATTTATGGTGGGACGAATGTAAATACGAGTCAATCGGGGGGTGCTTATAAAGTAAAAAGGGAAAGTGAAAGACAAAAAGGCCAAAGTAAGTCGAGTATTATGAAGGAAAGATTCGGTCTTTAAGAGATTCGGTTTTTAGAATAATATTTATTATATTGTATATTATATAATAAATACTATGAGTGGAGATTTAACAAGTGGTAATCGTTTATTTGTTACTAACGATGTTTCTTTCGGTGGTAACTTGTACATTGCAAAAAATGTAGGTATCGATGTTTCGGGCTATTTTGGCGTTTATGATGTTTATAATAATGCACAAATGGTCGTAGATATTAGTGGTGGAGTCAATCTTCGTGGCCCCGTTATGAGTGGTTTAACTTTGCCTGATAATTCTGTTATGATGACCGCCACTCCTCCATTGGATTTATCGAATAACTTTGGAACAGTTTGGATACAAAATGGTTCTGCTCCTTCTGCTACTTGGAATTCAGTAAGTATGTCAGCAAATGGTCAATATCAAACTGCTGTCGTCGAGTCAGGTTATATTTATACATCCAATAATTATGGTGTTACTTGGACTGCACAAACATCATCTGGTTCTAGAGCTTGGCGGTCAGTAAGCATATCAGCAAATGGCCAATATCAAACCGCTGTCGTCTATGGCGGTTATATTTATACATCGAATAACTATGGTGTTACTTGGACACAAGCTACTTCTGATGCTAATAGATTTTGGAGATCAGTAAGTGTATCAGCAACTGGTCAATATCAAACTGCTGTCGTCGCTGGTGGTTATATTTATACATCCAATAACTATGGTGTTACTTGGAGTGCACAAACATCTGCAGGTTATAAAAATTGGGCTTCAGTAAGTATATCAGCCAATGGTCAATATCAAACCGCTGTTGTTCAAAACGATGTAGTTGGTGATTATATTTATACATCCAATAACTATGGTGTTACTTGGAGACAAGATACTAGTGTAGGTAGTGCTAGAAGTTGGTATTCAGTAAGTATATCAGCAAATGGTCAATATCAAACTGCTGTCGCCAACTATGATTTTATTTATACATCCAATAATTATGGTGTTACTTGGACATCTGTTATGACTGATGCCTATCGAGATTGGTATTCAGTAAGTATGTCAGCAACTGGTCAATATCAAACTGCTGTCAATGAGACTTTTTATATTTATACATCGAATAACTATGGTGTTACTTGGAGACAAGCTACTTCTGATGCTGCTAGACTGTGGAGATCAGTATGTATGTCAGCAGATGGTCAATATCAAACTGCTGTTGTTTGGTATGGTTACATTTATACATCCGTAACCCCATATAATGATTTGGTAGCACAAAATAGTTTAATATCTTATTGTGATGCTTCTTTTAATAAACGTCTCTTTGTGGGTTCGGATGCTTCTTTTAATAGTAATGTGTATATAGATGATAATTTAACTATTCGTGGTAATTTAAATGTTCAACAATATCGCACAAATTTGATGGTTTATACTGTGAGTTATGGTTTGATTGTTGCTGAAGATATGTCTTTAAATGGTCGTTTATATTTATATGATGATTTATCCGCGAATAAACGTTTGTTTCTAGGTGG